CCCACCGCCGAGCAACTCCAGCAGCAGCAGGCGGAAGCCGACGCACGGCGGAACGACGTACACCGCGTGGACAGCGGTGCCGTCTCGAGCCAGCGGTAGTCGATAAACATCGCGGTGTCGTTGACACCGCGACACACTTTGATCTATGATGGCGGCAGGCCGCCACGGGATGATTCGGGGTAAAGCGCGTGAGCAAGAAGGACGAGGGGCAGCTCCTGTTCCCGGAGGACCTCAGCGGTCTCTCGGACGATGAGCTCGCTTCGCTGGAGGAGCGGGGTACCTCGCGGGCTGACCAGCTCGCGGACGACCCGAACATCGACGGGACCGGGCTGCAGGAACTGACGGACCTGGCCGACAACATCGAGCGCGTTCGTACTGAGAAGACCGGTCGCGCCACCGCCGCCGCCGAGCGTCTGGCCGCGGTCGCGGCCCAGAAGGCGCGCATCCACGCGCAGCCCGATGAGGGCGATGGCGAGGGTGGTGACGACGCGCTCGAGGGCGAGGTCGTCGAGGGTACGCCGGCGCCGGTTCCGGTGACCGCGTCCACGCGGCGCCAGCCGACCCGACTGGGTCGCGTCGCCGCCGTCGCGCCGGACCCCCAGGTTCCGGTGCCGATGCCGACCATCGTCGCTTCGGCGAACATCCCGGGCTACGCCCCGGGTGACCGCCTCAACGACGTGAAGGCGCTGACCGCGGCGATGCACGCCAAGTCGCGGCACCTGCCCGACTCGCAGGGCGCGGCGACGCGGTATCACATCGCGCAGCTGCAACGCCCGCACAACTACGTGCTCGACCCGCAGGCGTCGCCGGAGGAGATCTCCCAGGTGCTGCAGGCGGCGGCCAACCCGGACATCCTCACGGCGGCCGGCGGCTGGTGCGCGCCGAGTGAGATCCGTTACGACCTGTTCAACATCGTCTGTGAGGACGGCATCGTCGACCTCCCGACCGTCGGCGTTCGCCGCGGCGGCATCCGGTGGCCGGTCTCCCCGACGTACGCGGACATCGTCACCGGCTCGACCGGCCTCTGGCGGTGGAACGAGACGCAGGACGTCGCGGCCGCCACCGGCACCGGTCAGTCCGGCACCAAGACCTGCGTTCGCATCCCGTGCGTAACGTTCTCCGAGGCTCGCCTGCTCTGTGACGGCCTGTGCATCACCGCCGGCAACTTGATGTCGGACGCGTACCCCGAGCTCATCGACAACTTCACGCGGACGCTCATGGTGGGTCACGCCCACTACATGAACACCAACTGGATCAACTCGCTGGTCACGGGTTCGACGGCGGTCACCTACAACCAGAGCGTCTCCGGTCACGGCGTGGTCGTGCCCGTTCTCGAAGCGCTCGACATGCAGGCTGTCGACTACCGCGAGAAGTACCGGATGTGCACCGACGCACTCCTCGAGGTCATCATGCCTCGCTGGATCAAGTACGCGATGCGCGCCGACTACGCCAAGCGGGCGAACATCGAGAACGACGTCCTCACGGACGCCATGATCAGTGCGGCCTTCGCGGCGCGGAACGTCCGGGTCCAGTTCGTCACCGACTGGCAGATGAACACTTCGGGCTTCCCCGGCTACACGTCGGCGATGACCACCTGGCCGACCAGCATGCAGTTCCTGATCTACGCGCCCGGCACCTGGGTGCGCGGCACGGGCATGACGCTGGACCTGGGCGTCATCCGGGACTCCACGCTCAACGCCACGAACGACTACACCGCCGCCTGGATGGAGGAGTGCTACCTGATCGCCATGATCGGGCACGAGTCCCGCGTGGTGACGGTTCCGATCTGCGCCAACGGCGTGAAGGCCAGCTCCATCGCCTTCGGCTGCTCGATGTAGTTTGAGCGTGACCCAGACACAATCGTCGACGACACGTAGGGAGTGATGGACAGTGGCTCTACCACGTCTCTACGTGTCGCCGCCGCGCTACACGCCGGAGCTGTTCGGCCTGTTCTCGGTGGCACAGATCCAACCGAGTGTCGACCCACACTGGCAGATGGGCGTGACGTGGGAGCCGTTGTGCGGCTCCGTCGGCGCGCTCGCTAACCCGTGTCTGTCGCCGCCGGTGTCGGGTGGCTTCACGAAGGTGTCGACGTCGAACCGGACGATGCGCGGAGCGTACCCGTTCACGGTGTACCAGTTCATCGACTGCGGCGTCGTCGGCAACTATGACCGCGTCGAGGCGGACACACTCGAGCTACTGCGGCACTACGAGCAGCAGATGGTCGAACGCGTCTTCGCGACCGGCACGGCCAACGGCGTCACCGGCATCATCTACCCGCACCTCGGTGCGACAACGCAGGTCGTGGACGGACTCGAGATCCTCCAGCCCGCGGCCACCGTCGTGACGGGTTCGTCGTTCGACATCATCACTTCACTGGGACAGCTCGAGGCGTCACTGGCCACGTGCTACGGCGGCCAGGGCGTCATTCACATGACACCGGCCGTCGCCGAGCTCGCCGCCGCGTACTTCTTGATCGACCGCGTGGCTGGTCCGAACGGCGCGCCGGCGATGCAGACCAAACTGGGTAACTGGGTCGTCATCGGCTCGGGTTACCCGGGTTCGTCGCCGGCCGGTGTTACTACGGCGGGCACCCAGTGGATGTACGCGACGGGCGCGGTGTTCCTCTACCGCGCGGACGCGAAGGCGACGAGTCGACCCAGTGAGGCCGTCACACGTACCACAAATGACATGGTGTACATCGCAGAGCGGACGTACGTCGTCGGCTGGGACTGCTGCCTCTACGCGGCCCCGGTCAACCTCACGGCCACGATCGGTTAACGGGAGAATCAAATGGTTGCCCAGTGCGCAACTCCCATCAAGGCGAGAGTTTTCCGCCTCGTCAAGCTGACCGACTGCGGCGTACCCGTGAGCGGCACCGGCTCGGCGGTCGTCGTCAGCAAGGGCTGGACGCAGACCAGCGTCGCACCGGAGTACGAGGACGGCCAGGAGTTCATCCAGCTGCTCGTGACCGGCGAGCCTTGCGTCAACCAGAAGGACCCGTCGTTCCTCAAGCGCGCGACGCTCGAGACGACGTGGTGCACACTCGACCCGGACGCGCTCGTCATCATCACCGGTGACCAGCTGCTGACGACGGGCGGTGTCACCGGAACCGGTGTCGCGTTTGCCGAGGGACTCATCACCACGCGCTGGTCGCTCGAGGTCTGGCAGCCACTCGCCGGCGTCGGTGCCTGTGACGCGTCCGGCGCCCAGCGCTACGTGTACTGGGCGTTTCCGAACGTGGGCAACGCGAAGATCGGTAACTTCGCGTTCGCAAATGGCACGTTCAACTTCATCACCAGTGGCGAGACGCAGGCAATGTCCGCGCTGTGGGGACTCGGCCCCGGGAACACTCACTGGATCACGGACACGCCGGACGAGGGCACGCACTTCCTCTACAACATCACGACCACGGCGCCGCCCACACCAACGTGCGGCGCGGTCACGCTGCCTGGCGGGTCGTAACCCGTGGACGCCAGCGACAACATCTCGTCGTGCGGCGTCTGGGACTACGTACCGTCCTGTGACCTGAGTGACATCACGGGTTCGGCGGCCGTCTCCGGCGCGGCGTTGGAGGCGGCCACCGAGGTCCTGTACGCACTCTCGGGTATGCGCTTCGGACTCTGCACGGTAACTATTAGACCGTGCCGCCGCGACTGCTCGGGTGCGAGCTCACTGGGTGGCTGGTGGGAGTACGGCTCGTGGCCACGACCTACCTTCTTCAACGGCACGTGGTACAACATCGTGTGTGGCGGCTGTGAGGGCGACTGCTCGTGCACGGTCCTCGAGGAAGTCAAGCTCCCACGCGACGTGTACGACATCGTTGAGGTGAAAGTCGACGGCGTCGTCGTCTCGGGTACGGGCTACGACCTCCAGTACACATCCGCCGGTCCGATGCTCGTTCGCATCGACGGCGGCACGTGGCCGGTGTGTAACGACGTCACGAAGAGCGACGACTCCGTCGGAACGTGGAGCATCACAGCGCGCTACGGCGAGCCGGTTCCTAAGCTGGGTCAGCTCGCGGTGGGTGAGCTCATGTGCGAGTTCACACGCGCGCTCGCGGGTGACGAGAACTGTCAACTGCCGCCCAATACCCAGACGGTTACACGACAGGGCATCACCATCGAGATGCTGGACCCGAACACCGTCTTCGAGAACGGTCTCACTGGGTTGCGGTTCTCCGACCGCTTCATCAACACGTACAACCCGGGGCAACTGCGCGACCGTCCACAGGTGTATGACGTCGACGGACCCAGCTTCCGACTCACGGGGAGGTAGACGTGCTCGTCGACCTCACCGCGATCGAGACACTGACGATCGTAACCGGTGGTGGCCAGGCCGCCGTGGACGCACTGGGTGACACTCCCGCCGGCGAACCCAAGCGCACGTGCCTGCTCGTTCCCGGCATCGACGTCGCGTGGGACGAGTGCGCGTGTGGTCAGTTCGCCCAGGTCATCGTCGGTGAGTACCTGACGAACTCTCCGTTCGACGGTGGTGGCACGTCCGTCGCGGACTCGTGTGGTCTCTCGTACCGCGTTATCAGCGTCGCCTCGTCGATCGTACGCTGCATCCCGACGATGGACGGTAACGGTCACCCACCGTCTTGCGCGAGACTGCTTAACGCCGGCGTCATCGACGTCGTGGACCGAACCGCCGTCCGACTGGCGATCCTCTGCTTCCTCGAGAACCTCCTCGACGCGGGACGCATCGAGTTCTACCAGCTAGGTCAGCAAACTCCGCTCGGTGAGCTGGGAGGCTGCGCGGGGTCGGTTCTGACCTGGTCGGTCGCGGTCGCCAACAAGTGCCCGTGCTAGGAGGTCGCCGTGGTAACACGTGTGACACACCAGTTCAATAAGTCGGCACTCGAGGCTCTGCTCGCGTCACCACAGGGCGGGCTCGCCAAGGACCTCTACAAGCGCGGACTGCGCGTGCAGGCCGCCGCTAAGCGTTTCGTCTCGGGTTCCGGTCCCGGTCACCCGAAGCGCGTCGACACCGGCCAGCTTCGAAATGACATAAAAGTGACGCTCGTCTCGTACAAGGGCTTGCCCGCGGTTCGCGTGGGAACGCACGTCAAGCACGCGCGCTGGGTACACAGTGGCACGGGTCTCTATGGACCTAAGCACGCGTATATCAAGCCACGCACCGCTAAGTTTCTCGTCTTCCGCTCGGTGAAGTACGGCGCGAAGAAGGGCAAGGGCAAGGGCAAGGTGTTCGTCAAGCGTGTCGCCGGCATGCGTCCTAACCCGTTCCTCCGTGACGCACTGAAGTTCGCGAAAAACTAACGGGGACCTCATCGCTAAGTCTCGGTCTAGAGTAGTGATCGAGCCGCCTAGAGGGAGGATGCACGTGGAGACGATCGTCGAGTACCGGGACTTCTCACGTCAGAGCAAGCAGATCAAGTTCACCGTTGGGGAACAAGAGTACGAGTCCGTACCTGCGCTCGGCATCGGCCTCGCCGTCGAGATGAGCAAGATCGGCAAGACGTTCGCCGGTGGTGAGGGACTGGAGCGCGTCGACGCGCTGTGGGAGTTCTTCGGCGGTATCCTACTGGATGATGGTGCTGATCGACTCAAGAAGCAGGCACACAGCAAGACTGACCCGCTCGACGTCAAGCAGCTCATGGAGATCATGAACTGGCTGCTGGAGGTGTACGGGCTCCGCCCTACCGAGCCGTCCACGCCCTCCTCGACTGGGTCGTCGGACGGTGGCACGAGTTCGACGGATGGTGCGCTAGTCGAAACGTCGACCCCCGAGATCTCGAACTCATCCGTTTCTTGAACCTCGTTCACTACTACTTGATCCACGACGTGCAAGACGAGAAAGACAGACTCAAGCTTACACAGCAAGTCACGGGGCCGCTACGAACGAAGTTGCCGCCGAAGCCGATCAGTGATGATCCGTTCGACAACGTTGAACCGCCGTACTGGTGGGTCAGCGATGAAGAGGCTGGAGCGAGCAGCGTGGCTGCGATGAACCAGGTCGGGAGGGGCCGGTAGCGTCGCGGAGGTAGCGTACGATGTCTTCACCGATCGACACCGCGTTCGTCGCGATCGAACCTGACGCGTCGGGTTTCGCTCGTGACGCCGAGCGCGACGTCGATCGTGTCATCGGAGCGATCGAGCGCGAGTTCAAGGATCTCACCGCGACGCTCGAGCGCACGTTCTCGGCGATGGGAGACAACCTCGCCGGCGCCTTTGACGGTGTCGCCGCGGCGGCCGACCGACACTTCGAGTCGATCTCGCGCGAGGCTAACGACGCCGGTCACAGCATCGCGAACGACATCGAGCGCGGTGCCGAGTCCGCCGAGCGTTCACTGGATGAGCTGGGTCGTCACGCGAAGACCGAGTTCGCCAAGGTAGAGCGTGCAGCGGACAAAACGAAGTCCGGTCTCGTCTCCAAGCTCGGCGGGATCGGCGGCCTCCTCGCAATCGGCGTGGGTGGTGCGGCCACAGCAGTCACCGCCGGACTGGGTGCCATCGCGACGTTCGGTCTGCAGGCCGCGGCGTCGATGGAACAGTCGAAGATCCAGTTTGCCTCACTCACCGGCTCGGTGGAGAAGGGCAACGCGGTCTTCGCCGAGCTGCAGAAGTTCGCCGCGGCGACACCGTTCGAGTTCCCCGACGTCGCGCACGCCGCCGCCCGCTTCCTCGCGTTCAACGACGCAGTTGGTATCAGTGACGGTCAGCTACAGAACTTCCTGACGACCGTTGGCAACGTCGTCTCGGTGACGGGTGGAGGTGCGGAGGCGCTCAACTCCGTCACGCTCGCGATGGGCCAGATCGCATCCAGTGGTAAGCTCACACTGGACAACCTGAATCAGATCTCCGAGGCGATGCCGGGCTTCAGCGGCGTCGCGGCGATCGCGTCCGCCCAGGGGAAGACGACCGCCCAGGTGATGGAGGAGATCTCCAAGGGCACGATCAACGCCAAGGACGGCGTCGCCGCGCTACTCAAGGGAATGCAGAAGTTCCCAGGCGCAGCCGGTGCGATGGAGAAGCAGGGCCAGACACTCGCCGGCGTCTTCTCCACGTTCAAGGATACGATTGGTCAATCACTCGCCAACGCCTTTGGACCCGCGATTCCCGCGATTAAGAAGGCGCTTGGCGACATCACGCCGTTGCTCGGCAACGCGATTGGTGACTTCGCGCCCGCCTTGGGTAAGGCAATCGTCGCGTTACTTCCCGTAGTGTCTAACCTCATCCAAGGTCTCGCACCGATCTTGTCCGTCGTGTCTGACATCATCGGAGCGCTGGGTGGTGGACTTGGCCCGGCGCTCGAGTCGATCGGCCGCGTCATCGGTGTCTTGCTCGCGCCACTCGTCCCCCTGGGTAAGGTACTTGGTGACGTTGTCAGTATTCTCGCGCAGGCGCTACTTCCCGTCGCTGACGCACTCGCTCCGATTATCGCTGATCTCGCTAAGCCGATCGGTGATCTGCTACTCGCGCTCGTTCCGATCATTCCGCCACTCGCGCAGATCATCGGACTGCTCATCTCAATCGCGGCACCCATCTTCAAGTTCACGTCGTTTCTCATCTCGCTACTCGCGACGAAGGCAATCGCGCCACTCGTCCAGCTGCTCGCGGACGGACTGACCGCGCTACTTACACCCCTGGGCGCCGTCTCCGAGTGGATCAACAACCTCGACTGGGGTAAGATCTGGAAGAGCATCGTCAACGCGCTGAGCAAGGCGTGGGACGCGGTCTCCAACTTCTTCGTCGGACTCGGTCACTGGTTCTCCGAGCTACCAGGTAAGATCGGAAGCTGGCTCGCGTCACTGCCCGGACTGCTCGTCAGCTTGATCAATGCGGCATTTGACGCGCTGCTTCACGCGATCGGCGTGGGCATCGGACTCATCATCTACGAGTTCATTCACTTGCCCGAGCAGATCATCGACGCGATCACCGCACTCGGTGGTCTCCTTGGTGACTTCTTCACGTGGCTGTGGCAACAGGCGCTACAGATCATTGTCACCGGCGGTGACGCTGTCATCGCGTTCTTCACTTCGCTGCCTAAGAAAATTTGGGCTGGCATTCAAGAGCTACCCAAGCTCGTAGGTAACCTCTTCGTCTCGTTGTTCAACGGCGTAAGAAGCCTAGTATCGAGTGGGTTGAAATGGATCGTTGACCAAGTTACGTCGATCCCTAAGAAAATTGGCGCACTCGCGGGCACGTTCCTCAACGCGGGCAAGAGCTTGATCAACGGATTCATCAACGGCTTCAAGAACGTCGGACACTTCATCGGTGACGTCGCTGGTTCCATCACCGGCGCGGTAAAGGGTTTCCTCAACAACGTCATCGGGAAGATTAACGGCGGCATCGCTGACATCGACAAGTACCTGCCCGGCACGCTGCCTCGCATCCCGTACCTCGCGTCCGGCGGCATCGCGTACGGACCCGCGCTCATCGGTGAGAAGGTAGGCGGCAAGGGCGAGGCCGCGATTCCACTGGATGATCCCCGCGCGCTGTCTGCTCTTAAGAACGCACTGGGCGGAGTCGACGGTGGCGGTGGCGTCGTGTTCCAGCAGGGAGCCATCACGGTAGTGTTTAGTGGTGTGGTACCGAGCGACGCCGACGCGCGTCGGGTTGGACAACTCGTCGCGGCCAACATCGGTGAGACGATGGCGGCGAACAAGACTCGTAGCGCTGTGAGGTCGATCTAAGTGGGACG